CCCGCTCCAATCATGGATGCAAACACAGACTTAACGTGTGCATCGCTGTAGTTCAAAGGTGCATCTGGGTTGATTGCTACCTGTGTAATAAGTGATTGCGTGTAAGTTTCAATGTACTCGCCAGCAGCAGAAGCTGTAACGCCTTTTGCGCCTTGCATAGCTGTATTTGCAACTACGCCTAGCGTTTTAAGGTATGGAACAAATATGGCGGCATTAGCAAGAGCGTTTGACGGGGCGGTAACTATGGCTGATTTATAGCCAGCAAGACTAGCCTTGCTTCTGGCTTCATTTTCAGAATCACCAGCTTTGATTCTGGCGTCGTAAACTTCTTTTCCAGAAGATCCAAAAACTTCAATTGCATCTATGAGCGTTGACACTGTTGCCGCAGCAGCTACACCAGCAACCATTGGCGCACCAAGGAATGCTGCCAAGCCAGCAGCAACAAATCCAGCGCCGATAGGAAGTGCCTCTTGCGTAACTTCAGATCCAAGGTATGCCATGAAAGCATTTGGATTATCTTTAGCAAGTTTTGCAACGGCTACCGTTTGATCCCAAACACTTCCTTTTGATGTGGCCTCTTTTAGACCCTTGCCAACAGCTTTAAATTCAGCAAGCGTATCAGCCGGTGTATTTGTTTCACCCCATTCTTTTATTGATTTTCCAAGATTGGCAGCGGTGTTATTGAAATCAGATCCAAACTGCAAGGCGTATGAATTCGCCCATGTTTCAATTTGCCCACCAATACCAGTTGCAGCAGTTGCGGCAATGGTTGTAAATAATCCAGCATTTTCAGGATCTTGTGTTGCAGCTACGCTATAAATATCAACAGTTGTTGGCCTAATACCAGTTACAACAACTGGAGGAAGTTCGTAAGACTCAGTATCTGAATTCCAGACAACACGACCACCAGTGCCATCGGGAACAAGCCATACTGCGTTTCCATCATCCGCAAGAACTGCTTCTGCATCTTTGGATTGCAGTTCAGCTTCAGATGCAAGTTTGTAGCCAGAAGGAACTTTAAATGCAGCATCGCTTGGAGGTTTCCATTCGCCATAAGCAGAACCAGAAATTTCAACTCTATTTGCGTTTTTAGATGACTCTACAAGTTCTGTAAACGTTTTTGTGTTTCCAGAAATTACATCTTGAATAGATGCTGCACGAAGATCAACTAAACTATTGCCGTAGCTTCTATCAAGGCTATCAAGAATTTCCCCTACATATTCTGGTTTAGCCGAGTCAAGAGTCAAACCTTTTGCAGCAAGAGCTTCCGTAACAATTCGTGTGCGCTCTTTGGCTATATCTGCCTTGGCCGATTCAAAGTTAGTAGGCACTCCAGCATCACGACCTTTTTGTAGCCAGTCGGTATAAGGGTCTTCGTCTGGAGACAACCCATTAATTTTTCTGTATTCTTCGGCGTTAAACGTTGGATTAAATACCTCTACAAATGATTTATTAAACTCTTTTGCACTAGAGTCTAATACTTCAGAAACAGGATCAGATAACGTTACTTGTTTTTCAAGTGCTAATGTTAGCGAGTTTTGTAATACACCATTATTTTCAGTTAAAGTATCAATATCAGTTTTTATTGCAGCCAACATGGGTTGGTTTAATGCAGCATAATTTTTAAAATCATTTGCATAATTTTTTACAGTTTCAGTAGATGCGTTAATTTTTGCAACCTGAACATTTAAAGTTTCGTTAGAAGCTCCAGAACTTTGCAATCTTATGTATTCATCTCGATTAGCTTTGTCAATAGCTACCAGTCTATTTTGCTCATCTGAACGAACTTGAAATTCATTAACAATGTTATTGTGCTTTGAAACTAGATCATTTCTAGTGATCTCATTTGATGAAATTTTAGTTGCCGTTCCAACCGCTTCATCAAAGTTTGAAGATATTTTTGCAGCTTGTTCTTTAAACTCTTTTGTTACAGTTTTACCAAGCGTTGATACCGCATAAGATACAAGAGTTTGTTCTATAGTTGCACTTATATCTCCGCCTTTTACGGCAGCAGTTGTAGTGTTGATAATTAAATTTGTCGCTAAAGCTTTTTCTGATTCTGTAAGTTTATTTTCTGGATCAAATTGTTTAATAGCTTTTGCTGCAATATTGCTTGATACTATTAAAGAATTTAATGCAGCAGCAGATACATCGCCGCCTTGAAGCTCTGCTGTTATGGATCTTTGAATAACATTAGCTACTGTAGGATTGCTTTTTTGTAATTTTGTAAATCCATCAATTTTTCCAAGAGCGGCAGGTACGCCAGCAGCAATACCACCAGAAATAAACGCCTGTATTGGGTCTTTATTAAGAACTACAGCCGCAGCCGCCTGCCCAAAACTAGCCGCCGCAAGAGAGTTAACTATACTTGCGACCGACCCAGTTCCCGCTTCTTGTATTGCAAGCATGGTTGCCTGCTGACTTCCAACATCTACACCATACTCAATAGCAGAGCCTGCTGTTCCTGCGTAGTCGGCAACACCCTGACCAATCTCACCAGCAACATAGGCAATTACAGCAGCTTTTGCAATATCGCCTAAGTCTCCGCCTTGAATAGCTACACTAGCAACAGATATGTATGGGAGAAGATAATATTGACCAGTAGCAATTGCAGCAATTTTTGCAATAGTACCAATTGGATCGCTCATTGCTGCATCTACAATATCAGTAGCAAAATCCATTACAGGTTCTATAATTTCGTCAAGAACAAAATCAGCAACCTGTTCTATAATATTTATAGGATTAAGGTCTATTCCAGTTTTTTTTCTTACGTATCCCATAATTAATTACCACCCTGTTCTTCAGCAAATTTTTTCCCAGATCTGTAGTAATCGCCAATATTAATTGTTAATTTGTATTTACCATTTTGCTCAAGTTCAGACTCTTGAATGTCAACATTTTTATCACCAAATAACTTTTTAGCCATACGGTACGGTGATTTATCACTAACATACGTGTAAATGGTTTGAATATTACGAGCTTTAGCTAAGCCAAGAGCTAGAAGCTGCATCATACTCATGTAGACCTCGTATACATCCGCCGTAATAGTATGAAACATTGCTTCGTCAGATCCTTTTTCCATTGTTAAAAGCGTCAATGTGTTTCTCATGCGAACAATTTGACCGCCCATATCAATGTGATCTTTTACTTTTTGCCTTAAAAAATTTAATGGAAATCCAAATTTTTCATAATTGCGTTGCCAATCTGTTTTTACAATTTCTTCCGCACTTAAGTTTCCCTTAATGGATGGATCATTAGTAAGTTTTTGGGTGCGTTGCATTTTCATACATTTGCCTCTATAAACTTTGAGTCATCAAATTGATTGGGGTGAAAGTCTTGCTTAAAGATATTTAAGTATGGTTTCCAGCAGTGGATAACGACATAGTTAAACAAAGAAAAGCTATCAAGTAGAGTTCTAAACCTCCAAAGTTGACCGTCTTTCTTGAGATTTTTTAGGGTGTAAGTTAAAGCAAACTTCCAAACATAAACAACGTTTTTACGGGCTACAGTGTTCAACTGCTCTTTGCTGTATCCAAGGTGATTCCACAAGTCCATCGCCAGACTTTTATGCTCAAGTTCCTCACGAGAATGCCAAGAAAACAAATTGAATTCTCTACTTTTGCAATCTCCAAATTTGCTCAGGAATGCCCTAGACTTACACGCTGCAATGTGTTCAATAGAAACCATTGTTGCCAGCCACATAGGATTTTCAGGTCTACGAAAAATTATCCTAGTCTTTTTAAATTCTTTGTCTGCATCTTTACATAGTGCTGCACGATGGTTATGCCGATTGTGAGCACTAGCATGGGAAAGTTCTTGTTTTATAAATTTATTTATGCGATTCTTCAACTCAGGATCAGTAACATTTTTACTGTGATGTTCAGCTACTTTGACAAAAGCCTGCTCCCACGCTGGAAAAAGTATGCTCCAAGCGTTAAAAAAATGAGTCCATACAGAAGATCCATTGAACCAGTATTTTTCCACTTTCCCGCCTTATGTTTAACCGACATTTGATAGCATAACAATGTATGCGCGTAAAGCAAAGCACACCAAGTTGCTTTATCACTGTTCCGTCTGAGTCACCGCAAGAATTACCGCAGGAGCAGCAGGAGCAAATGCTGTTGCGGCGACGGTTGCTATGCTGACGTTTGTGCTATCAGATGCGTACATGACTTCAATAAAGTCATTAGCAAGCAGCGAAGCGATGACGTTTAGCGTCACCACTAAATAGCCGTTATTTAATGTAATCGAAGCAATACGGGCCGAGTTCGGCAGGTCAGTCGTTCCGTTCTTGCGAAGCCAAATCCAGACAGCTTTCTGTGAGGAGTTTGTAGACGTTATCTGCACTGAACAGGCTAGATTATAAAGACCGGCTTGTTCGATGTAAACGCGGGATGTTGGCGTTCCGATTGATACGCCATTGGCAAGCAGCGTTGTAGTAAACGTAAGCGCATACGCCGTATTGGTGTCCGCTGGCGATTGGCTGTTCAGCTTCGTGAACTCGCCATAGTAAAGCTGCTGCTGGATCGTGGGCCGTACAAAGATAATGCCGTCTGTCGTACCAACTTGCAGCACTGCGGCCACTGGAACAACATTGTCCGGGGCAGTAGGCTTGACGTTGGTGAACGCACCCGCAACGGTAGGAGAGGCATACAAGATGTCGCCAAGGGTAAATGCGCTGGTATTCACCTCACGGACAAAGCCAAAGACAGTGCAGTAACCTTTTTGCCCAGAGTCCGGCAGATCATGGGTCATGACGCCAACCAGATACAGTGAGTTTGTGGCCCCGTTAGCCAAGTACGGAGAAACAGCAAGCGCACTGTCCGGCACAGCCCCAGTGAAGCCAACGACTGTGCCGTTTGGGATAAGCACGCCGGTATTATTTTGAACTCGCGCATATTGCTCTAGACCAATCTGCTGCGTAACATCGTACTCCATGCCGACTTCAAGCGTCTGATCGGGAATGTTCCAGCCTACTCGGCCTATCTCCGGGGTATACGTAACGTCCGTTTTGAAGTCCAAATAATCAACCGCCTTACCGTGCTCAAGCTGAGCCAAGATGCTTTGCAGGCGATTAAAGTACAAGCGTAAGACGTTGTTTAGCTGATCTTGATACGCACGAGAGTACTCAATGCCTGCAAGCGGAAGAGCAGGGGGCGCTATTTTTTGAAGCTCAAAGTCGCTGGTTATGGCTAATGTCATAGATTACCTTCTGCCATCAGGACGCAAATCAAGTCTTGGCGATCCAAGCTGCCAAGTTACACCAAGGCCGGTTGACTCAACTTTCATGGCAAGCTGCCTACCGCGTACCCTAGTAAAGATTTGACCGGTGAACTCTTCGACTGGTAACACGGCAGTGCGTGTAACTTGAGCATTATTTACACCTCCAACTGAAGCAGGATTGGTATAACCTGAGCCAGAGTTTTTTAGCGGATACAAGTACATAGTAACTTGCGGCGATTCAGCATTAGATCCACGAAATGTAATGTCTGGCAAAACACGCCAAACAAATGAGAAGTTATGCCCGTCATCCAAGTCAAACTCAGCCGTTGTAATGTAGGCAACAATTGGCTCATTAGTTGCAGTTCTTTGGCAATCATTCCCAGTCTCATGCACAACAATATTGTTGTCATAAGTTGCTGCAATTGGGCCTTTGTAAAAACCGCTATCTAACCAAGCAGTACGTGCCATTGTTCCGTAATACCAAATGTCATCAGCATAGTTGTAAATAACATACTTGTCATTTTCCATTGAGTTTGCCGAGCAGTAGAACCACCAGACCTCATTAAAGCCTTCGTTTGTTCCGCTGCAAATTTGTTCGTACTGACCCGTATTAATATCATCAAAAATGTATTGCCGAAGATCGCAGCGAAGAGTCTGTGTTCTACCGTCGTACTTGTAAAATTTATCAACACCCATCCAATAAGCCACGCCGTTTGCATAAGAGACAGCATTTGGACTAACAATTGAAATGTTGTCGCCCACTAAAGTTGCACCCCAAACAATAGGAGCGCCAACATATTGCAGTGAGTACAAGCTCGAATCCGTCCAAACCAAAATCTCTTGACGAGCTTGGATCGACGTAATTATTTTTGAGCCTTGCGAAAGACGAATGCTACCCGCTTGATTTGTCGCTGCTGGCGTCCAATCCAATGTACTTTCTTGATCTGAAAACCGAATTAACATTGGATCAATAATTGCAGATCCGTAATCATTACACCCCATTGCAAAGATAAACCGGCTAACGTCCGACACAATAATGGAATTAATAACCGTAGGAACATCAGACGCTCCTAGTTCATCAGCTATCAATTTCGCCCTTATTCCTACGCCATCAGAAGTTTTCCAAATATACAAACCACCACCGCGAGGATTTATCAGTAAATCTTCGCCAAAGTTCGCTTGGCTCCATAAACGTAACGATTTTGTCCCAACAACACCAATACCCCATGCGCCAACACTCCATGCTCCAGCGCCCCAGCCCGTAGTAGGAATTTCAATTGCTGAACCTACTGGTATTTGATATTCCGCAACTACAGAAGCTCCACCACCCGTAGCAGTTGATGTAGCATTAGTTCCAGCATCAATGGTGTAAGTAGTTCCAGACAAAGCTATAAGCTCATATTCGCCTGAAATAGTTAAGCCGCCAACAGATGTTGCACCAGAAAAACTAACAAAACTTCCATCTGAAAATGATGTAACCGTATCTGTAACAACAACAATTGAAGATCCACTTTCTGTTGTAAATGGATCATTAGCCAGAGTACGAAAGCTTTGAATTGGTGTTACATCGTAATAGTTTCCGCCACGGCAAATATAAAATTTAAGATTGGTTCCTACGCCAATCAAATTTACTGATGATAAAGTTGACCAGCTTCTAAGCGAACGACAAACACCAAGAAAATAGTTGGAAGAAATCCTTGCCCAGCCACCAATTTTTTCTGGAGTTCCTTGGCGAAAACGAATTTTGTCGCAATCGTACCAGCCCGATTCACTGGTATAGCGAGTATTTTCCCGGTTAATTCCGGGTTTTAGGGTAAGTTTTTTTAAGGTCACGGTTTACCTCACGTAATCATGTTTGAGGCTTCGCTTGTTACCTCTGCAACTCTACGGCCCCAACCTTTGCCAAACGTAGGCCAAGTGCTTAACGCCTGAAGAAACAAAAGTCTTTCGGCATTGTAATCTTCTACCAGCTTTTTAACGTCAACTGACTCAGCTTTTGCTATAGTTTTCGGCCCTATAGCTCCATCCTGAATAACGCCAAGCACCTTTTGCAAAACCTTAGCCGCTCTACCCGGCCCTGAATTAACCGCAAAATCAAACACCATAAGGTCTACGCCAGACGGAAGATCGTCGCCAGCTACCTTGTCCCAGTATTTTTGTTTGTACATAGGCGCTACCTTCTCGGGGGTCAGTGAGCGCATCTCTTTCTCATCTACTGGATGACCAACCCATTCTTCCCAGACCCGCTGAGTTACCCCGAGATTGGTGCGGCCTCCGGGATCAGAAGGATGGTTGACGTAACCGCCTTCGTGCTTAATCAGTGCGACCATAGCCGGAAGCAGATTTTCTTTCATTTAGATTTCCGTAACATATCGTCTTTGGCTTGGCTACCGGCGCTTGACCCAAAGTAAAAACTGATGATGCCTGTCCAAGCCGTGCCAAGACTGCCAAGCATCAGGTACAGCGCGTCCGATGGCACAAAGGTATTGGTCATCATGCCTACCAAAATACCAAAGAACCCAATCGTAACTACCGTAGCCAGCACCGCAGGGATTAGTGACTTAGTGCCGATCTGCATATCGCGAGCAGACCTACGGTCACTTGCCTCTACTTTGGCAAAGTCTAAGCCTAGTTCTTGCGCCCGTGCCTTGATTTCAATTTCAGCCAGTTGTACCGAAGCTATTTGTTCAGCAGTTAGCTTCCCTGCCTCAATAGTTTTTTGAGCGTCTTCAGCGGATATGTTTAGCACTTTGGCGACCACACCATAGGCCATAGTTCCAAACGGCCCACCAATTGCCGTTGCCAGTGTGGGCGCTATCATTTTTAGCCAATCCATACTAGGCTCCCGGTCTTACATGAAGAACGCAATGAAGCTACCGTTATCGCCGCCGCCGAAACCAAGCCAGCCAGTGTTATTACTCACATTTACGTTGGTAGGGTCAGAGGCATCAAAAACAGCGCCACCAGTAGCGTTGGAGTCTTGAACGGACAAGTAGGTGACCGTGTTTGTGCCAGAGGCATCAGAAATAGTTGCCTGAGACCCCGGCGTTGTGCTTTCCAAATATTTAAGCGTTGTACCTGTTGTAACTAAAGAACCGACTGTGCTGGTCACTCCGTCTTTAAGATTTAACGTGCCAAGCGTAAAAGTCAGTGCATTAGTAAGGGTGAGTGCATCAGCACAAGTAACTGTTATGCCCGAGCCGTCGACAGTGAGCGCACTAAGAGTTTTTCCAGCGCTTGTAAGAATTCCAGTGTCACGGTATGTAGTAGGTAACGCAGTGTATGTGCCGCCACTTGCAAGGGTTAAATTACCCGCAATGTTTACATTGCTAGAAGTTACGGTGCTGGTACTTCCCGTAAAGATCAAATTATTAAACCAGCTATTACCAATAATAGTTAACGCACTTGCTCCGGCGTTGATTATTAGGTTTGGGGCGTTTGTAATGCTTCCTGAAGCAGGCCCAAAAATAACTGTTGCTGTTGCCGCCATGTTTCGGGTAAAACCACCAGTACCTGTATAGGTAAAGTTAGTGGCGACGTTCATATTTAAAACCGTGCCCGTTCCTATCAACGCAATATTACCACTACCAAAGGAAACAGCGCGTACTGTTGATGCGCTTGAGCTAAAAACACCTGTCGTAAGAGTAAAACCAGAAAGATCAAGCACACCCCTCGTTAAAGTGGTTGTTCCGCTTACCGTTGCTGCGCCCCCGAGAGTAATAGAAAAGCCAGTGGCATCTATTCCTAAACTAGCAAGTGTTTTACCAAGACTGTTAAAAGTAGTCCCTGTTAGAAATGTAGGAGATAACGCAGTGTATGTGCCCCCAGATGCGAGGGTTAAGTTTCCATAAAGAAAAGCTGAGCCTGCTGCACTACAGG